AAGACAAGGAATACCAACTCACTTTATCCAAGTTTTTTTCCAATAGTTGAATCGCATTTGGATTGGAAGACATATACTTCCAATTAAGTTCGTCAATTGGTATCCAATCAAGCAACTTTCTGGGAACATTGTTAGTAATTACTGATATCATTTTTGGTTCGGTCGATGGAATGTGTATATTTGCAACGAAATGAATCAATTTTATTAGCGTTATGTTCGGCGAACTTACATGTTCAAAGGTGTATAATAAAAAATGTATATATTTTTATTATATTTTCAAATTTATTTTTTATCAATAACATTGAGATAAAAACGGGCACGTTGCTTCGTCTTTTCGGCAAAATTTTCGGTCGGTTTTAATACTATTTTTGAAAATGCGCGCAAGTCTTTTGCGGAACCACCTGCACGGGTATATGCCTTGAATTGGCGGGTAAAGCTTCCCCATTCGAGTTTGGCAAAATTGATATCATCTTTTTTACGAGTCGTCCTCTTTTTGAATTTTATTTTTTTGGATGTAGAAGACCCCGTTTTATGAACATTTTTCGATTTTCTTACCTGGATAGGTCTCTTTCTGCCACCGATTAATTTTCCCGAGCAGGATAATACGGTTCCTGGTTGATCGGTCCAAGCTTCGCTATATAAAGTGGGGTTGTATTCTCTGGTGCTCAAAAAGGAGGTCGGGTCTATTTTATCTTGATATGGAGGTAATACAAGATCAGACATGATAGTATATTATATTCGTATATATTTTATAGCTTATTGATATGAACGACCCGTTTAGATTTATCATTATAAATTGCTCGAACCGGCATCCATTTACGAAATTTCCGTTGATAAACACATTCGATAACCTCTGTTTTGGACAAATCGACATATTTATCAGGACGAATATCTTCAAAATCATCATCGTCATCCGATTCCTCTAAAGCATCCAAATTTCGATTTTCTTTAATATTACGAAAAATACCATTCATAAAAACGCTAGATGTAAAACTCGACATGCATGCCAAACCGCAATAGATCCGTTTTGAATTCGGTCCGAATGCGTATAAATGATACACGTCGTTTTGTACTTCGGGTTTAACTTCAAAGCACGTAGGTTGTTTATATTGATATTTTGAAGAATCAAATCGCGGTAATGGCGGTGGAATAAATACCGATTGGGTTGATTCGATCGATGGTTTTGACGCCAGAATATTTTTACTTAATGGAACATTGATATAAGGAACGATGCAATCTAAAGATCGATGTTGGATATGATGAACTTGATACGGAATGTTATCTTGCCATGATAATGGCAAGTTTTCGTCAAAATTCCATATCATAGGCAATGCAATTGGGATTGGACAAAATTGTTTAAAGAAATCGGAATAGGTTTTGAAAAATATTTCTAAAAATGAAAGGCGTTCGTTCTGTGGTTGCTTAAATAGAGGAATACCTTGGTAGTATAATATTTCTTCGATAAGGAAAAACGATGTGTCTTTATCTGGAGAATCGCATATGCACCCATAAAGCAGGGTATTATACGCAAGTTTGCATGGGACATTTTCGTTAAGTAGTAATGTTACCTTACCAATTTTTTTCTCCTTGTTTATTTCGAGTAGGAAGCACGCATCTTTGTCTTGATAATAGCTCAACCATAAATAACATTTTTTACCGTATGGAATAGCTAAACTAATATCGTATTGTTCTGGAATTTTCTTATGTGACACAGTCTCATAGGAAAGTTCTAAATATGGGAATCGTTGTAATAAATCGTTGCTCTGATATTGATCTAGGACTTGCATACTAAGATATATATTTATTAGCATAGATGGGTTTAAATGGTTTTACCAAAATGAGTTATGGTGAGGTAACTGGATCAAGTTGTCTTTGAATAAATGCAGTCAAATCTTCATTCATGTTGCGCAAATCATTTTCGTCAAGGTCTGTTTTTTCCTTCGGTTTTGATTGTATTTCTGCATCGCTTAATTTTCGCATGATTTGCTCCTTTTCTTTCTCATTGTTTTCTTGAAGTTCATCCATAATATTTTGGTATTTTTGAATATGAAAACTAACAACGTCCTTTGTTTTCCGAGTGGTATATGTATTTTTTAAATAAAGGATGAGATTATCGATAATAAATATGATTAAAAAGGAAGCGATTAGTGTTTTAATTACACTAAACATGAAATTATATAATGTTTGTAGAATCATTTTTCATTCTACAAACTTATTGTTTTGCGTAATAATTACCGGTTTAGCATACTGTCGATGGAATTGGTATTTGCCTCATCCATATCGCTTGACTTTTCTTGGACAGCACTCGCTTCATCCATATCACTTGACTTTTCTTGGACAGCACTCGCTTCATCCATATCACTTGACTTTTCTTGGACAGCACTCGCTTCATCCATATCGCTTGCGTCATCATCCATATCAGTCGCGTCATCGTATGGTTGGTGTGTTTCCAACATACCCATAATTTGTGGCATTAAACTACGTATATTAGCTTTTAATATTTCTTCTAATTTTTCTTCTAGCGATTTGTGCTCGGATTCGTCCATATTAGCGGAATCTTCTTTGGATTCATCCATATTAGCGGAATCTTCTTTGGATTCGTCCATATTAGCGGAATCTTCTTTGGATTCGTCCATATTAGTGGAATCTTCTTTGGATTCGTCCATATTAGCGGAATCTTCTTTGGATTCGTCCATATTAGCGGAATCTTCTTTGGATTCGTCCATATTAGCGGAATCATTCTCAGGATTTAAATAATTTGTAACGGTGTCGATTGAACTATTTAATGATTCGCGTACGGTATCTAAAACGCCCTTTTCATCATCCTTACTAGGGTCATTGCCGCCACGTAATCGAAAAACCCTACGTTTGGTTTGGTTATTTGTGGTTGTATGGAGTTTATTTTTTGTATATTTATGTTTGGTCATCTATACAATATATGAATAAATTATAAATTGGTATAATGGATATAGAAAAATTCCTAAATACTCTTACAAATATGAAGAGTATTATCGTCGTTGAAAAAAATAGTACATTAAAATCCACAAAAATAAGGGAATATGACGAAAATGAATTATATAAAAAATCAGGAAGTAAAAGCCCGGATGGATTTAATAAACGTGCCACATGGAAATTATATATCCAGTCAAAAAAATATATCGTTGATATGTTTGGAAAAATTTCAGGACGTGCGGGTCAAGAGAATAAATACGATTTTCCTCCCCCGGCGGATCAGACATTATATTTTGGTTCATGTGTATTGGTATGTAAAGACGAAAACCATGAAATATGTAATTTAACAGAATCGCTATGGAAAATAATGTATGAAAAATTATTTGGTGGATTTGAAGATATTGGAGACGATGATAGTGAAGAAGAAGAAGAAGAAGATGACGATATTCCCCGCACCAAAGAGGGATACGTGAAAGATGGGTTTATTGTAGATGATTGTGAAGACGAAAATGAAGACGAAAATGAAGATGATGATGAAGTCTCGTATGATGACGAAGACGATAAAGAAGACAAAGAAGACAAAGAAGACAAAGACGAAATCAAAATAAAGGCACCAACCCGAAAAATAAGAACTCGTTCAGCAAAGAAGGTGGTCGAAAATGTCTTTATATCGTCAAAAACGGAAGATGATGATATTTTCACTTGCACAAGTGAATTGAGTGAAGACTCGTACGACTAAACAATTCGTAATTTCGGCGGTGTAAACATATTCTCGTGTATTACAAAATTGAATCTTACTATGTAATTGAACAAATAAATATAAACGTTTCTTTTCTATTTATTGTAATAATGCCCCCAATAACAAATTCGGATCATTTCCGAAAAAATATTCGCACGAAATTGCATAAAAAGATATACAAAACGGATGATTTACCTGAGAATGAAGTAATTCGTACAATGAGTTCAAATATGGAAAAGGGTGTATATAATTATACGATTAAGGAAGCGACCCGTCAAAAGATAATAAAAAAATGGGACAATCCTGCGTTTGTCCAATTGTATGTAGATAAATTACGAAGTATCTATATGAATTTAGACCAACCCGATTTCTTGAAGCAAATACAGAGTCGCGATTTACTTCCCCAAAATGTAGCTTTTGTGACCCATCAAGAAATGAATCCGGGACAGTGGAAGGAATGGATTGACAAGAAGATAAAACGGGATGCGTCTAAGTTTAACGACAATATTCAGGCATCAACCAATATGTATACATGTAAAAAGTGTCGTTCAACCCGATGTACTTATTATGAAATGCAGACGCGTAGTGCAGATGAATCAGCGACTATATTTGTAACATGTTTAGACTGTGGAAAACATTGGCGTTCCTAATGAGACAAACAAAAATGTATGGCTATATTATACTATAAGAATGACCCAATCAACGTGTCGTAAGGTGGAACGTAAATCTTGTGTTAGAAAATCCAAATGTATGTACGCTAATGGATCTCAGCGTAAATATTGCAGAAAAACGGGGAAACATACTTGTCGCGGCAAATTGCATAGTGAATGTGTGCGATTGAAAAAGAAGTGTCTTTTTACAAAGGGAAAGCGAACATATTGCAGAAAACGTCGCACATATAAGAAACGCGCATAAATAGTATTTTTCATGACAAAAACAATTTGTAATGAAAATGGTATAAATCGTCTCTCTATAGTATTTTCATATTAGAATGGAAGAGACTATACAAGAACAACCAACGATAGATGTTCCCGAAAATTTCCGATCGACGATCTCGGATTTCGCCAAGGATTTGACTACAACATTTCCAGAAAATCGCGCGAAATGGGAAAAATGGACATTGGACTCAACATCGCCGGATGAGTACAAGGAATTGTTTGCATATTGTTTAGGTGTATATCCCCCGCGTTTTTTTGAGATTTTAAATCAAAATGATGATATATTCAAACTGGATGGGGATATAAATACGCATTTTTTACCGAATGTGGATTTTAAAGAATTGTATCATTGCGCCGGTGTATCAGCCAAAACCCGTGAAACTTTATGGAAATATTTGCAATTGATTTTATTCGTATTGGTGGGTACAATGAAGGACAAGATGGATTTTGGAGATGCTATGAATATGTTTGACAACATGGGTGAAACAAATTTGGAGAGTAAATTACAGGACGCGATGACTGATATTCATAGTTTCTTCAGTAATATAGAGAAGGAGAAAGGTAATGAAGGACAAGAAAGTCAAGAAAGTCAAGAGCGACCATCAGTTCCAAATATGCCTCAACCAGAAGCGATTCATGATCATTTGATGGGTTTATTTGACGGTAAAATTGGCAAACTGGCAAAAGATTTAGCGGCAGATTTGACGGGTGATTTAAAGGAGTCTCTTGGAATTGATGTAGAGAATGTTACGTCTTCACAAGACGTATTAAAACAATTAATGCAGAATCCCGGTAAAATAAGTGGTTTAGTAAAAACCGTAGGGGAAAAGTTGAACGAGCGAATGTCGTCAGGTGAGATTAGCCAACAAGATTTATTGAGTGAAGCTGGATCAATGATGCGTAAAATGAAGGATTTGGGTGGAGGTGATATGGGAGCTATGTTTAAAAACATGGCGCAAACAATGGGGATGAATATGCCAAATGGGTTTAATCCAGCGGCAAATTCCCAAAGGGAAATGCAGATACAGCCCTATAAACAATTAGCCGCAAAGCAAAAGGCGGATGCAGAAGAAGAGAAGGCTCGGCAATTAAAGCAACGAGAGGAGGAACATGCCAAATTTATGGCAGCCAACCCCAATATATTTAATACGGACGATCCAAACAGTCTGGTATATCGCGTAGAAGGAGAAACGCAATCAAAATCTGGATTACATCCATCACCTTCAAATAAGAAGAAGAACAAGAAGAAGAAGAAGTAAAATCCAACTTTATAATCTCAAAAGTGTATAGAATGGTATCAATGTTGGGTAAATATGTCGATATACGTTTTTTTCTGATTAGTTTTGCTATCGGTATATTTTTCGTATATATAACGTTGAATGAAGGAAACCAAATATACGTATATCCGAGTCCTGAAACTGTACAATTAATACAATATAGAGACAGGGCAGATCAATGTTTTGAATTTAATGAAACTCTCGTGAAGTGTCCTGAAGATAAAAGTGAAATGTTCAAGGTCCCAGTTCAGGACTAAATTGTATCATAGGTATACACATGATACAATTTCATCGTTTATTAGATAGTTCTTTAGGAAAAATTTTAATATCTATTTTATTAGGATTGGGTTTAGCTTCCCTGTTTCGAAAAGTATGCACTGATAAATATTGTATTAAGTTTAAGGGACCAGTGATAAGTGAAATTGACGGAAAGATTCAGCAATATGGCGACGAATGTTATAAATACGACATGGTTCATACTAAATGTGATGACACCAAAAATATAATTCCGATAAACACTTCTGAGTAATGCGGAAAATATATCATTTGATAAATGAAATGATATACTATAATGTCGGTTTCTACCACTCGCATTGCGGAATTGCCGGAAAATATTACAACACAAATTCAGCCGACAGTTTCCTCTCAGCCTTCGATGCAACAGCAAATACCCAATCATATGCAAGGTAACGTATCCATGTCGCATCAATTTGAGCAAGGTCAAGGTCAAGGTCAAGGTCAAGGTCAAGGTCAAGGTCAAGGTGAGATGGGCATGAATAATTATTCTCCGATAAATATTCACCCCAACCCTTATGGAACGCCTCCTACAGGTCCGGATCAGATGCCGATACCCGAAGCATCTCCCCAAAGAAATACACAACAAATACCTCCACAGCAATATGCACAAGATTTCTCTAATATGCCTATCCAGGAGCTTCCCTCGCGAGATATACCTACAACAACCACAAGTTATACACAGGATCAACAAATCCAACCCAATTACGTGCCGCAGCCAAAATTAACATCCGATTATATTCGTGAATACGAAGAATCAAGTGAAAAAGTATTACAAAAACACGAACAAACTAAATATAGACAGGAAGTAGCTCAAGATTGGTTTTCTGAATTACAACTACCTATTTTTGTAGGCATTTTATATTTCGTGTTCCAAATGCCGGTTGTAAATACATTGTTGCGAAAATATTTGTCGTTTGCCAATATTTATCACGATGATGGCAATTTTAATTTTATGGGATTATTATTGAAAAGTTCTATGTTCGCATCCTTCTTTTACTCAACCCAAACTATTTCACAAAAGATTTCCGAAGTATAGGCGATGAAGATACAATTGATAATCGTAAGTATCACTTGTATTTGTATTTGTATTTGTATTTGTATTTTGATTTTGATTTTGATATCTATATGAACAATTTCCGTAGGAGGGAGGTAGTCTTACGTACCTTTCGAGTTTTTGTTTTAATGGGATCCTTCTTTTCGTTTGGTGCCTCCTTTTCATCGACTAAATCGTTTTTTGTTTTAATGGGATCCTTGATAACTTCGCCGGGTGTATATCGCAAGAATACCTCGTCGAATTCACGCGTACCGCGTTTTTTGCGTAATTCCGTGAATTTTGATGATTTTTTCGCCCGAATACTTTCCATCGTTTCTTGCGTACCAATACATTTGGGAACAAATCGTTTTAATAAACCTGTTTGTGCTAAGCGCGATTTCCGCTCGACTTTAAACAGGTATTCTGCCATGCATAATATTCGATCTTTGTCGTAATAAATCGCATCAGAGTACAAAAATGCCAAATAGAAACTCATTATCGTATCAATGGTAGCAATATTAATTTCGCGATTATCAACGGAAATCGTATTATAATTATGACATGCAATCGGTTTATAGATAAACGCCAGTATTTCTTTTCCGGAATGAATTTCAATATGCTCTGGAACAATTTCGCCGAATGCTTTATGATGTTTGAAATTCACCTTTTTAAATCCAATATCATGCAGGCGTTCAATGACAATAGTAGCTGTTCTTTCGGGATCTTCTGACAAAACATCAAAATCGGGTATTTTATGTGCAAATCGTATCGCATGCTTGGGCATATATTTTGAATATAAACTGCTAGCATACCCTCCAAAAAATACGACACCTAAATCGATAAACGTGTCACGAATAGTGTAATATATTTTGGTAGAATCATCAGTATTATCATCCATTTTACGTTGAAAATCGATTTCGTGACAATCATATTCAACTTTCATAGGATGATGTTCATTTAATAAATTCAAACGCTTCAATACTTTTTCCCATCGACTAATATCACCACCGGGCCGCGATAGTTCTAGATACATTCCCATACGTAAATAATTAGGAGGAGCATAATAAATACCAGCAACGCGAATAGATTCTTTTAATAATGTTTGAAATAATGTTTTATGAATCGTAGTGACATCTGCCATAGGAATGAAATTGACATAAACTTTGTAGGTACCTTCATGAATACCCGATTTGGCTTCAACGTCTAAATATCCCTCTTTATAGAATGTATCAGCCAAATCTTTGGCATCATCTAAAGCGTTAGGTGAAAAAAAATCATAGTCCGGTATTTGGTAATTTTTATCATAAAATTGGTCACTCTTGGGTAAAACGTTATTGATTGCCGTACCTCCATAACAAATCAACTTCTTTTTTACTAAAAAGTCTTCTACGATTTGAATCATATTTTTGATCTCATCGCTACTAGCTAATTTTGAACCTGATATTTTTTCATTTTCATCAACTGCTTGACGTAAAACTGCTAATTCACATTCTTGGAATGTCATTTGATCAGAACATTCCGTTGGTTTAAATTTCCTCTTTTGCGTTTTTCCTTTTACCATATTGTATCTACTTATACACTATGGAGAATTTTTTACAATATGGCGCGGTTATTTTACAATGTCCGAAATCCGAACAAATGCACTCTTGTACTGGTCAAACAATGCTTCGTAATTTTCCAAATTTAAATCAGATGAATAAAATGCTTGCGCAATAACCTGTGTGCCATAATTTTGAATTAAATATAATGCATCAGGATTGTTTACACCAAAGAAATATCCAAGATTAGGTAATACAATTTGAAAAAGGAATGGTTCCGGATTAGGTGGATTAATGGGTTGATACGTCAATTGATTTTCAGTATAGCGACGAACATTGGTCGTATCAGTAAATAAATTCGTATATTTTGATAGCGATGTAGATGTAGCCTCACTTTGATCCGTTACAATGACGACTTTGCTTTGAAGTTTATTCATCTGTATATTCAAATCAATGGGTATAGCATGACCGGTTGTAGGATCAGAGTACAAATTAACTGGAAACGAGGATGCAATTGTTTCTGCTACAATCGACTCTGCGGAAGAGAAGTCACTTAATATACGTATTTGAATAAAAATCGGATCGTTAGGATTTGGAGAATGTTCGTTAAATGCATGCATATTAATAGTAGAAAACACGCCAGCTAAAGATAATGCCGGCGCGTTGGATGAAAAGGCATTATAATAATCTTCCTTCGAATATGCGACAATCGCAGTGTGGTCTTTAATAAATACTTGGAAATCCAAAAAACGACAGCCACGTTGCAGTACATACTTAATCATATCTAGATTCATATATCCCCCTGTATATGCGGAATTAAATGAGGATTTAATGCAGTAATTACGTAGGGCGTTATTATCATTTGTTGGAAAGGTAGCATTTGTAATTGATACGCCAGATGCGCTCGACGTAATCGCATTTAATTCTTTCATTTGAGCGGAGTTTGTGTTATTATCAAACGGAGGAACTGCCGTTTGTTTTTCATCAAGAGATTTCGAAATCATACGATATAATATATAGATAATGATAGCCGTTATGGTAAATAGTAAAATATAATCAATAGTTTCTGCCATAGTATATCTTATGTCCAGAAACTTAGTTACAGAAACAAAAGTATAGAAAAAATATGGATCTATATTATATATTTTCCCATGCCAGGAGGATTATTAAATATTATATCGCAAGGGTCGTCGAATCTAATATTAACCGGAAATCCATCAAAAACCTTCTTTAAGGCGACTTATTCTAAATATACTAATTTTGGATTACAAAAATTTCGATTGGATTATGATGGTATGCGAGAATTACGTTTAACAGAACCGTCTAAATTCACCTTTAAAGTAAAACGATATGCGGATTTATTGATGGATACGTATTTGGTGGTCAATTTACCCGATATATGGAGTCCTGCATGGTCTCCTAGTGAAAATACCGATAATCAATGGTCACCGTACGATGCTCGATGGATTCAAGATATTGGTGTGCAAATGATCGATGAAATTGAAATAACGTGCGGATCGGTTCTACTTCAACGATATTCGGGTCGATATATAAATGCAATGGTACAGCGCGATTTTAATGCCGAAAAAAGGGATTTGTTCAATAAAATGACGGGGAATATACCAGAATTAGTCGATCCATCAAATTGGGCACGTCGCAATATGGCACCACCCTACACAACAAATACATATCCGACTGCAATGTATAATGCGGCTTCGAATAACGGTGCGGAACCTTCCATACGAGGACGTACAATATATATTCCGTTAAATACATGGTTCATGTTGGAAAGTCGTTGTGCATTTCCCTTAGTCGCATTACAATATAATGAATTAAGTATAAATGTGACTCTTCGACCTATTCAACAACTTATTCAGGTGAGAGACGTATTTAATCCAACAGATAATTTCCCTTATGTGCAACCCGATTTTAATCAGAATCAATTTCAAATGTATCGCTATTTACAAACGCCACCTTCTCTTGATTTATCTAGTTCGCAATATGAAAATCAAACCCTTACATGGAACGCTGATGTTCATTTATTAGCAACCTATTGTTTTTTATCGGAAGATGAGCAACAATTATTTGCTGCACAAGATCAAGTATATTTAGTCAAAGATGTTTTCGAATATTCCTTTCTTAATGTGGTCGGAACATCACGAGTAAAATTGGAGTCGTCACATGGAATGGTTTCTTCGTGGATGTGGTATTTTCAACGCAATGATGCGTTTTTGAGAAATGAATGGTCCAATTATAGTAATTGGGCATATAAGACAATTCCCCAAAATCTCTCTTTTAATGTACTGAGCGGACTGTATATAACCGGAAATTTTGCTTCCCAAAACCAATATGATATTATGGAAACGGGTGCAATTGTTCTTTCGGGAGAATATAGAGAAAACAGCCAACCAAGTGGGGTATATGATTATGTGGAAAAATATACGCGCACACCCGGTTCGGCGAAAGAGGGGTTGTATTGCTATAATTATTGTTTGGACACAAGTCCATTTGTATATCAACCTTCAGGGGCACTTAATATGAGCCGGTTTAAAAATGTGGAATTAGAATTTACAACATTTTTACCGCCGATTGATGATGCAGGGAATAATTTAGAAATCACATGCGACGACGGTGGAACACCGATATTTGTCAATCAAAAACCATCATGGGCACTTTATACGTACAATTATAATTTGGTATTATTTGAAGAAAGATATAATATACTTTCTCTCGTTGGAGGAAATTGTGGAATGATGTATGCGAGATAAAAGTAGAATCCGTAATGTACGTGTCAAAGATATATGATTCTAATGTATATCAAAAGTAATATACATGACTAAATGGAAACAAAAGAATAAAGAACCCGAAGGATTTACTATAAAAGAAGGATTGGAGACATCGTCACCCGATTCATCTAGCGATTCCCCGTCACAGGATATTTCCGATGAAATAGCTGATAAATTGGATCAAGGTAATATGTATTCGTCGTTTTCGGATCCTGCTGAAAATCTTCGCGGGGAATTCGATCAAATGGCAGATAGTATTGATACGCTCACATCTGGAATTTCCGGGATCTATAATGAAATGCCAATTGGTGGGGGCAGTATGGATATGGTGTGGGGTGAAGCAAAATCCGGTTTTTTTGACATTAAAGGGACGATTAATACGGTCGTCGCTATGTTAGGTCAATTCTCGGCAATGATTTCTTATTTTTTACAAGTAATAATCAGTTACTTAATATTAATCAAAATGACAATTGAATTGTTCATCCTAAATTTTAATAATTATTTGAATAATGTTCTCACCAAAATGGCAAATTCATTAACACAAAATACCGCGACAGCTACAGAAGTTACTACATTTAAAGAGCAAACCCAAAAATTTTTGATGTTACTTATGTCATGGATATTCGTATATAACTGGTATTATGTTTGTTTTTATTTGAAAGAGCAAGACAATATACGATATACGTTTGATGCGAATCATGTAATGCATTATAGTTCATTTCTCTATGGACTATTCGGACCATCATTTCGTACATTACAACGTTTTAATGAAACAATAATCGGATTTGCGAAATGGATACAGACGACCACGGATGATGACGGTAAAACAGTTCCACGGTTTTCCGGAATCAATAATTTAATTTACGTTTTCATGTTTTTACTATTTTTTATCTTAGTATCCGCCAACTTTCAATCCATTTTAATGACCGATTTTTTTAATGCATTACGTATGCAAGTTGGACCTTCGTTGATGACAGGTATTACTGGAATTGCGGTGTTAGTTTATTCTGCAAAATATTATTGGTATGAATCAGGGTTGTTTGAAATGCTTAAATGGACAGTTTGGCCACTCGGATATTTATGTTTCTTACTTGCCTCTTTGGCGTATATTGGTGTAACAGTCGGGGTGCAAATACCGTTTGCGGCGATGTTGATTTTTTCCTATCTATTTATATATTCGTTTTTTGGTGTTTTTCTGTATCAAGGTACAAATATATTTAATACATTCATAGGTATTTCAAGTGAAGTTGCTAATATGGACTCCGATGAGATAAATGACGATATTTGCACCAAACCAACTAATTTCGAGTTTTCTTGGAATTATATTTGGACTAATTATATAAAATATTATGGATCTAAGGTATTAGATTTTAGTTCAGTCTATATCTTTGAAATTATGATTATTTTATTGTTATTGGGGGGCATTAATATATATTCTGCTACTTTTAGTGATTCCATTAAAGGAAAGGTCAGTGCAGGTTCTTACAGTAATAATTCGTTAAGGAAAACTCTTACCTCTTTATTTACATGGCTCATTTTGATTAATATATTATTAATTGCATTGATTATTACGTTTATGGTGCAAAAATACAAAAGTATTCAGCTTGAAAGTTCTACGAACGTTCCGATGTCGAATCAAATAGACATTACAATCCCATCAATCGGAGATGATAATGATGTTTTTCAGGGCGAAGAATATCTAACCGATGTAGGCGTGACTGACGCCTAATACAAATACACATATTTCATAAAAAAATGTGTGTATAATTCAAAGTATAGAAGCTATGTCAGTTAGTAAATGGAATCACGAACTCCCCAAAACATTTTTCCCAAAAGCGTGCGAAATGTTAGGAAAACCGACATTCGTCGCCAATGTACCAAATGGAATGGCCTATTGGAAAAAACACGGAAATACGCTATTTGATGAACACCTACTTCGCGACCAAGAAATTTCACATTGCGTTCCGGCAAAACACGTTGATTACTTTTACAGCAGTGTAAGATGCTACGTTCCACCTACGTTACGAAAAGATGTCTTGTCGATCAGTGGAAGTATCAATTATGACGGTCTTACCAAATTGCTTACGGCGCGTTGTGCGAGTTTAGAGGCGAATATCGCAACCTTGTATTTAGGTATGTGCGTAGCAAACAAAAAAATGACCATTCGTCAAGTAAAACGGGACGGCTTGTATGGAAAATATATTCGCGGTGAAGTCGAAAGTCATGGTCAGTTACGAAAAGAAATGATGGCGATGAAAAAAGAGAACAACCGAAAGTATAAGGTGGAAATTGCCGATCATTTTGATCCGTTAGCCTTCCCTAAATGCTAAAATTGTTTTACGCATGGTAAGGATTTTCACGTACCCACACATTACAAATATATTTGTTACCACTTTTAACAGGAACCCCCGCGTGCAACGATTTTGGATGACATTGATTACCGTCATTTTGAAGCGAATAAAACAATAATCCGCCATTTTTTTGCGGTTTATATGTTTGTTTTAATGTTGGAAAATTGGTTTCACCGCCCTCAAAATCGTCATTCAAATAAATGAGCATGGTGATTTTGCGCTGTCCTCCATTCTTCTCAAATTCCACACATTCTTTATTGTTATCACAAGAAGCATCATAATGTTCATTGTAATATCCATTTGGACCATATTTTACCACTTGCATTTTTTCTGCATGTGAAAATGGTAGGTTTGTGATGGCACATACTTGCTCAATAATATTTTTTACGACGGGTTCGTCACGTGATAACCAAGCAGTTTGACTTTTGCGAATATCTGTATCAATTCCCGATACAGTTGTACTCTCAGTGAATTCAGGTTCTGCCAACAATTTTATTTTATTAGATTGTTCCGGGGTAATAAAATCCGGATAAAATACAGGTTCCGTATATTCGGCATTGATATCACAATACCCGCGACCTTTAAATTCCGGTTCCGATAATCCTTCCTTATTGTTTCGAAAATGGATATATGTATAAGTTACTATAACGATTATAAATAGATAAAATAAGTAATAATTCCAGTGATTCGCGTACAGTGCTAATAATCCCATCGCTCTATACATTCGCGTCATATAATAATTGCACTATTGTCCGAATGAGCATTTGATATGACGATCGATTGTCATATCACATATTTGCGTGATCAAAGCATTGTTGTTTTGAATAGCCTTGCGGATACCAAATAGGGGTCACAATTAGATGACGGGCGTCTATCTTCGAAATAGCCCTTCTTTTCGTTAAAAGTATTGTTTCCAATGCGAATAGAACATCCGCGATTGGCAATGTCCGATGAAAATTCGTCATAACGAGACGTTTCATGCAATCCGCTTAATCGTTTTTCATTATCCTTGCCATAAACCTTCATGTGTTCTAAATGATTTTGCGACAATTTGTAAATGGTTTCATTTATAACATCCAACCCAGTTTTGTCATTTGTACCCTCACGCATTTCTTTGGTGCTATAATTGGCATGACATCCTGAACCATTCCAATCACCATCCAAAGGTTTGGGTTCAATGGTAACTGCGACGCCATATTTTTCCGCAACACGCTCTAATAAAAAACGCGCCATCCATAAATGATCACCTTGTTCAATACCGAGACACGGACCTATTTGATATTCCCACTGACCAGGTGCAACTTCCGCATTTATCCCGGAAATCTTAATTCCTGCATAAACGCAGGCTTCTAAATGTGCTTCTGCAATATCACGACCGAATGCGTTTTTTGCACCTGCACTACAATAATACTGACCTTGTTTCACCGCACCATCATATCCTAATGGCTTATTCGTAACTGTATTTAACAAGAAATATTCCTGCTCTAAACCAAACCAGGGTTCCTTTTCAGGTGCCATATCGAAAATCGATTTAGCCCAGCGGCGATGATTATTCGTTAAAGGTTCGTTTTTGGCGGTAGTGGTTTCACATAATACCAATTTATGGTGCGCTTTTCGCATAGGATCATTAAACAACGCACATGGATGGATTAGTACTTCCGAATCTTCACCAGTGGCTTGGTTTGTAGAACTGCCGTCGAAATTCCATACCGGAATATCATGTAACGAATTTATTTCTCCATCCATTACTCGAGTTTTCGATCTCAATCCATCATATCCATCGATCCAAACATGTTCAACAATTGTTTTCATTTACACTAATACAATATAATAATATTTCTGAATAAACGTTTATGCAATTTTATTCAGAAATATTATTTTGTCGATATAGTCAAATGCGTATTATTACATTTGGTACATATGATTTATTTCACATTGGACATTTGAATATATTACGTAGATGCAAACAATATAATATAGACGAGAATAATCCATCCAATACTTTGATTGTGGGAGTATCGTCAGATAAACTAAATTATTCAAAAAAAGATCACTATCCAATTATACCTGAACAAGATAGATTGCAAATTGTTGAAAATATAAGGGGATGTGATATAGTATTTTTAGAAGAGTCATTAGAACTTAAATGCGAATATTGTCTAAGGTATAATGCTGACATATTAATAATGGGAGATGATCATATCGGTCGATTTGATTTTTTACGCGATAAAGGAATAGAGGTAATCTATTTGCCTCGAACTGAAAACATATCTACATCGTGTATAATTGATGGTATTCGACTGTAGTCATCTGACACATATCCAAAAATCTAGATATACAGTATAGACGTTTATGTATTTATTAGGAATTATATTACTCATACTAGTTATAATCTATATATCTTATCATGGTGCTATATTTAGAAAAGAATCGTTTCAAGACCACGATGAATCACAATCTCGCACATTTAACAAATGCGATTTTGACCACGGGGTTCTCACCTCCGACCAGTTGAAGGATTTGCGCGATTTGCTTTCGAATTTGATGGATTTTTGCTCGTCTAAAGATATTGATTATTTTGGACACTCGGGTACGGCAATCGGCGCATTACGTTCGGGTGGTATGTTACCGTTTGATGATGACATTGATATTGGAATCATTCGGAGTGAAACGGACGACAACCAAATACAGACGTATAATGATAATGATTATTATTTTACAAAAACGTCGTTTGGTTACAAATATAAAAAACGTAATAGTAAAATGTTTATCGATATTATGGTATTCCAATTAGAAGATGATAAATATAAAATGATAAATAACAATTTTGTAAACAATTACATATATAAAAATGAATTATTTCCATTGCAGGAACACACATTTAATGATATTAAAATGCCTTTTCCGAAGAATTCTATATCCTATTTAAATCGAACATTTCCGAATTGGGATACCACAATTAAAATCAATTGCGGGCATGGTGAAGAAATGGGTAGATCGAGTAAATGTATAAATAAAGTTATGAACATAAAACAGGAATTTGGTGTGACTGATTATAATGCAAAATACTTATGTTACACTCCATTCCCTTAGCATGTTTGTTCATAGTCGATATCACATATGATTTGTTCTTTTTTTACAATTTTGTCTAAAAAACGGTAAATTCGCTTGATCTCCAATTTATTTATTTCACAATCCTCGAATAATTTTTCTAATGGTTGTCCGTTATCAAATAATTGTAAAAATTGTTCTTGATCTTCCTCTTCATTGTTATGGATAATACGCAATTCTAGAAAAAATGCATATAAATCCTTTTTATCGACATTTAATTCTTGGCATAGGTGGTTCAAAAAAAGGATGTTATTGTATTCTGTGGAATATTTGGTCAATACTTTCGTAAATCTTATTTCGCCGTTAGAATGATTATTTGTGTTGGAAAATGTTTTGTGATATAAATAATTGTTGTAAAAGGTTTTTATCAAGGAGCTCATTTCGTTAAAAATCCATATCTGATTTTGAAAGGTAATTCGATCGAAATAATCCGCGAAACAAATGTTTTCTAAAAATTGGGTGTAAAATGATATTTGAACAGATGAATCCTTCTCAGACAATACATCGATCATATTTTCATGATACAAAAGAGCAACTATAGTACGATCATTGTAATTTAAACAAACATTATGCTCTTTAAATGGAATGTATTTATTCAATAATGTATGTGTGATTTCCTTGGAATCTTCGTTGCACGATTTTAATTGAAAAATAGTATTCAACATATCCATGCTAATTAAGTCTGATTTTGTATTCAGGATATTTACGACAAACGTTAATTTTCTCAGATCACTTTGAATATATTGCAATATCATCGCCTTTTCTTGTAATTTATCCGATGCTAACATATTGCATACTAGTCTATCCATTTGAATAGGTGTTGGTGTTTTTAATTCAAAAGTATTACATACCTTCATTAATTCTTTTAATTTCTTATCCACAAAATACGTTCCAATGCATATGATGGGATTCAACGTATAACTTTCGAGTTTTTGCTTTTTTGTTTTTTTCTGTCGTATTAACTTGATAAGTGCATTAATGCCACCCTTATCGCCATTATTCATACCATCGATTTCGTCCATTAATATGACAATCTTTTTTTGTTTCCCTTTCATCATGTCGAGGACATTCCGATTTGATATATTATTACATGCAATTGTATCCACTATAGCTTTATTTCGGACATCTCCCGCGTCATATTTTATTACGTCATATTCAAGTGTTCGTAATAAACACTCAATAAAATACGTTTTACCTGCACCTGGCGATCCATAAATATAAATGCCTTTCTTAAAATTAACATTCATACATTCCTTTTCAAAACTTTGTAATATATTTTTTATATTTGACGCAATATTATCACGATCTAATAATGTCGTGAAGTCCATAATAATAATAATATAATATCACACCCTTTACTTTAGGCATTTTTTTAAAATCAATATATTGAACGCATCTCGCTGGTATAATGTCCATTATGAATCTTGGAAATTTGTTATTTTGAGACGTTTCTATGTCAAATCAAAAAATTATTTTGATTTGAAATCAAATTACATATAAGTTATTACATAGACATTTCCAAGATTTTTTGTACTTAGAAATTACGAAAATTGAGAAAAATCCGCGGTTATACCCATGGGTTCATATCCGGTAGGAACGGCAGGATATTGGGGCATAGCGCATGTTCCATATCCAGGATATAATGGGGCTCCGGGATAGATTGGTTGTGTTGATTGGGTTGGTTGTGCTGGTTGTACCGGTTGCCCATACTCATCGCGATACACGCCCGAGGAATCCACGTATTTTGCTTGATTGGCGAGCGCATATAGCCCTGAACCTGTATCATGCGCAAGTGAATATGCACCAGCACCAGCACCGGCAATCAATCCAGTTGCAGATGTGAGGGTCTTATCTGCTAATCCGGTTACATCATCACCCAATCCAGTTACCACTTTGGTAACATCATCACCTAATCCGGTTATTGCGTTTCCTGCAGCATCGAGACCTGTATCTACAACATTGCCCGCAGTAGTAACACCTGTATCTACAACATCGCCCGTACTTTTGACAGCAGTAGATAATGTGTCGGCTACGTTTTTGCCGAATGATGAAGATGAAACCTGTTTGCCATTACAATCGACAAGCTCGCCGTCACTATTAAGTGATACTGCACATACGGAAGGAGAAGAAGAAGAAGGAGCAGAAGAAGAAGGAGCAGAAGAAGACTTGTGGCAACCATCACCAGGACACATTGGACAGACTGGAGGAACTATTTCGGTCTTTCTTATGTAAGGATTATCGGGATAATCGGGATAGTACGGTGAATCGGATATACAATAAGGCCCTGGTGGCTGTCTCCTTTGATCATAGGTTCCACTTCTGGCCCATCCACTTGCACATCCCGCATCTTGAACTGGACGTCCATCAGGAGGTCCATCAGGAGGTCCATCAGAAGGTCCATCAGAAGGTCCATCAGAAGGTCCATCAGAAGGTCCATCAGAAGGTCCATTGGAAGGTCCATCGGAAGGGCTATCGGAAGAACATGCCCCGGTAATGCGCGCGGTAGTATTTAACTCATAGCCGTTACTATTTTTGGAAATAATAATAACTACAGCGGATTGTTTAGTTTGTTCAAATAATTTGGTAGCAATGACAGTAGTCTTGTCGTTCTCATTATATTCCATCATACTCCCGGTATTATTTGATGTAGATTTTGTACTATATGTCGTTGAATTGGATTTAACAACAATTCCTTCTTCAAGGCTAAAGGATACACTATCGTTTATTTTACATAATGATGTATTATCCACACCATTCACTGTCACGCCGACGGATGATAGCCATTGACCGGAAATTGAATTATCAATAAGCGTGATAGGTTTCGTGCCGGATGTTGAAACAAATATATTCATCATTTTACCATCACCGTTATTATTATCAATATAATAAATAACCGTCTTACTGTTCCATGTAATAGTAATGATGGTAGAAGATTTGAAAGAATATGACCAATTATATGGGGTAGATGATCCTACATTATTGCCATTGCGAGAAACAACTTCAACATTATTAGAGTCTAATATATTTATAAAATTGCCCCCGGATGGTTCAAATAAAATATCACCCGATTGAAAATTACCAGACGAATCACCCTTAATAACCACAACATTAACCTTACTACCATTATTCACATTAGAAGGATATGTAAATGATTGTGTTTGCGCGGTGCTCATATTTGAAGACATTGTTTCTACACCTTCCTTAACAGAATAACCGAGTAATAGAGAAATAACTAATATTACTATCAATAATAAAAACATATTCAAAGGAGTTAATTTAATACCTTTCATGACTCTTTAATATAGTGTATAGTTCGAAAATATTCACTAAAAATGTATTAGATCATAATACAAAATTGAATTTTCCATCACATGATAAAGTACCATAATAGATATTTCATGTCAAAATTAGAAACATACTACGACGCCAGTCATCAATATGAGATTGGTGTCGATGAAGCCGGGCGAGGTCCTTTATTCGGTCGCTTATATGTAGCATCTGCAGTTTTACCTAAAACAGATGATTTTCATCATGAATGGATGAAGGATTCCAAAAAATTCCATTCTAAGAAGAAGATAAAGGAGGTTTCGGATTATATTAAAGAACATGCGATTACCTGGTCCATACAGTATATTGAAGCAGATATTATTGATTCTATCAATATCAGACAAGCCGTATTTCGAGGTATGCATAATGCAATCCGTGATGTTTTACTAAAAACGGGATTAGAAAATATTTTCCTGCTAATCGATGGCAATGATTTTCGTCCCTTTTCGTATTTTGATGAAGCGGCCGAAAAAATACACACACTTCCTCATGAAACCATTAAGGGAGGAGATAATAAATATACGGCAATTGCAGCTGCATCCATATTGGCGAAGGTTGCCCGTGATGAATATATTGCAGAATTATCGACTAAACATCCCGAGCTGAACGAAAGATACGGCTTGGAAACAAATCAAGGATACGGTACAAAAAAACATCTGGATGGAATTTTAGAACATGGTATTACACAATGGCATCGACAAACTTACGGTAGATGCAAAGAAGCTTATCGCAATCCGATTACATTATTGTCTCCGTCATAATATTTTACATCTTCAAAGGTGTCTAGTATGTTCCTTGTTTTCCATTTCAAATTACCTAGGGTTAGATACCAAGGGTTTAGACATAATATTGGAATTACTGCTGACATGTCTAATCGTCGAGGTGGGGTAAATAATTATTTATGCAAGTATTTTTTGTGTAACCATTAGTGTATAGTACTCTTCGATTCATGTCTTTTACACGCTTTCATGACGACGATGTTCGAATAATAAATCAAGTCGATAAAATGACTTATGCTGGTCGATACCAATTGGATACACCCGGACAAGGTTCCGTAATGCCATTCCAAGACGATAGTCATATACGGTTGCAGCAATTTGGTGCCAATTTACATACAAATAGTATAGGTTTAGAGAGTGATTTAATGGGACTCACACGTAAATTGCAAAGAGACAATCTCGAAACTAATAATTATGTCGCGACACAGGTGTCATCAAAAGAGATCTCCTATCCGACTGCCCCTTCATTTGTTGAGGAAAGTCGTGCAAGTCATCCGGCATGGATGTATCGCGATTTAGAGCATCCTATATGGGAAATTCCCTTTACTAATCCTCAGGCAAATTTGGAAAAACCATTTCACGATAATATTCAAACCCGCATCTTGGAAAAAGATAATTATCAACCCAAATTGACATCTACCGATTTCTCGAAAAAGTGATCATAAAATCATACGACAAATCCAAGACACGTAATTTCTTTGACTATTGTATATACCTATTTATACACAATGGAATTAGCGATACCTTTAGTAGCATTAAGCGGATTATATTTAATTTCAAAAGATAGAGGTGAAATCGAAGAAGATAAAGAAGAAGGGTTTATGACAAACAATACCATGGAAGACCTTTTACCAAACACCAATATTCCTAATGTAAACTATTTACAAGAATATCCCGTGAAAAATGTCGATTTGGACGTTACTACAAAATTAGCCAATGATAATAAATACACAGGAATTTCCTATACCGATAAATATTACACCCCACCCGATCCAAAAGATATATTAAATAACGATAAATGGGCGTCGAAAACTGGTATGAAATGCCCACCTAGAGAATTATCTGGAGGCTCGGAAGATTTTATTGCTCTAACCGGCGATAAAGTTGGATGCGAGTATTACACCCATAACAATATGGTACCCTTTTTCGGAAGCAAAACACGAAGCCGTAAATTTGAGGCAAATCAAAATGAGGGTTTGATGGATACCTATTTAGGAACTGGCTCGCAAACCATTGATAAACGCGAACAAGCGCCCTTGTTCGCGCCCAATGAAAACCATCAATGGTCTCACGGTGCGCCGAATCAAAACGATTTTATGCAATCTCGTGTGAATCCCAGTTTGAAAATGGCGAATGTTGTCCCATTCAAACAAGAGAAGGTTGCGCCTGGTATTGGACAAGGTTACACAAGCGAAGGTGTCGGTGGGTATAATTCGGGTATGATGGACCGTGAGTCTTGGATGCCTAAAACGGTCGATGAATTACGCGTGAATAACCATCGCAAGGCATCCGGCGTATCAACAATCGGATACGAGGGACCGGCTTCCTCTATCATAAAGCAACGCGGTTCCTTGGGTAAAATGGAGAAAAATGGACCTGTAAAGGAGTTTGCCACAGGACCAGAGCGATATATGACAACAACCGGTTTAGAAAAAGGTCCCACTCTTCGACCTATCCAAGAGGATCGCTATACAAATCGTCCCGAAACCACACAAGATTACTCCGGTATTGCAGCTGGCGAATCATCGACGTACATTGATGGTAAATATAGGCCTTCAACAAATCACCATTTAGGTCCAGTTCCTATATCTGCTGCGGGTGCATCGGGAAAAGGTGGTGCATCGGAGAACGATTATGGTGCGAAATCACAACAAGCTTATAATAATAACCGAACATCCAATACGCAGGACAGTTATTTTGGTATGATTGGTGGTGCAATTGGTTCCGTTGTGTCCCCTTTATTGGATGTTGTTCGTCCTTCTCGTAAAGAAAATACAATTGGTACATTACGCCCTTATCAAAATGCATCCACCGCAGTCCCTTTATCGTATGTATTTAATCCAGCAGATAGACCCAATACAACTACACGTGAAACCACTGAGAATTCCAAATTTCACATGAATTCGGGTACATCTGAATTTAATAAGGGTGGATATACAGTTACATCAAATCAACCGGTTCAAAATGCACGTATGACGCAATCCGACTATTTTTATGCCGGTAATTCCAGTGCAAATGACGGGTCAAAAGGGTTGCGTCCATATGATTCTGAATATAATCAGCGCAATAATGATATTAAATCATCTACTATAGACGGGCGTCTTGTCAAAGGAAACATGGCATTATTGAACAATCAAAATAATATTAGATGTGCTGACCGCGTAGATAAACTTTCGCAAAATTATATGACTGGACCATCTAATCATCGCAGTCCTGGATTGGAGACCATGGGACAATTGCAAGGCAAACAAGAATTATATGCAGGTTTGAACAACGATCGATTAAATAATTTAGATGTAAAGCAGGTATTAACTGGAAATCCATATGCATTGAGCATCAATACATCTAATATCTAATCCCCTCATATTCCTTATTTTCATTTTACTTTCTGAATTGAGCAACAAGTAAAATACCGTAAAACAAAATCGTCCTATACTATAGTGTAATGCCATTGTTCGAGGATATAGGAATTTTATTTATACATATTCCCAAAACCGGTGGAACGAGTATTGAGAAATTCTTTAGTTGTATATCAAATACACCTTTAAACACCTCTTCACTTTATCATCGCTACACCTATAATATACAAGACACGCTTGATACGTTACGCAAACAATGGCGTGCGAACATAAATCGTAAAATCAATACGCAACTTTCTTTCATTTTACATAAAAAATCATTTCCAAAGAACGATCATTCTCCGAACCCGCAATTAATTTCATCAGACGTAAAGACAAATATGAATAAAATTAAAAAATCCTTGCCTGAATTTCAACATTTTTGCAAGATAAGATGTGTGCGCGATGAAGGGCATTCATTACAACATTTTACCTGGCGTGAGTTAAATAAACATCGGGATAATCTCTTTACACCCGATCAAGCCTCATTGTTATTTGATAAATCAACTCACTATAAGATTATTACAAGTGTCCGTAATCCATATGACCGTATTATTTCGGAACTATTTTTTATTCGACATATTCATTCCAAAATGTCAAACATAGAGATTTATGAAAAGATCAAAGCGTTTTTGATATCTGACGAACAATATGATAATCATAAAATTCCACAATATCAATATATATTAAATACAGATGGAGATATAATCAAAAATATACATATTATAAGAATGGAATCATTACAGAGTGACATTATCCGTCTGGGGTATAGCGCATTTGTACAATTATCTACATACAATTCCAATAAACAGTATGATAATAAAAAATATATGCGATTATTGAATGATCAGTCGATTCAAGTAATTAATGAATATTATAAAAAGGATTTTGAATTATTCGGTTATCCAATGATAACAAAACCCGTGTCGTAAGCTTGCTGTCGGTGTATCCGTTTCATGAATATCTAGTTGAATAATTGATTCATAATACGCGCCTCTTTATTATCATGCGGAGGATGGAATAACTGTTTCAATGTATCATCTTGTCGAAAACGTACCGTATATTCTTGTTGTGTCTGGTTTCTGCCAATTCTACCTAATGCTTGAATTGTTTTTTGCTGCGTCATATTAGTTAAATCGTCACTAATAAATCCGTGGCAGAATTGATAATTGGTTCCATATATGTAATCCGACGACGCAATGATCAGGAATAAACATTGATCATAGGCCAATCTTTTCATGACCTCTAGGTATCTTGGATTTGCAGTATCTTCGCGAAGAAACATACCGATCCCCAACAACAATAGTAATTTTTGGTCATTAGATACATCCAACGTCATTATTTCGATTACTATATTATCGCTTATTCGGGGCATAAATGCGTTTGGTACAGCATTATCGCCAACCCATATTTGTTGATGTTGTTGCGTATTGGGGATATAATGAATATCCATTGTTAATAGTTCCATCTCACCGCGATATTCATCTAATTTCTGTTGTAATTTTCGAATATCCGAATTTTCCGCAGTACGATTTAATTTTTTGTCATTTTTAGCACCATCGTTTTTGTTTAATTTACTTTCGATGGTATTTTCAATAGAAGTTATCTTTTTCTGAATCACATTATTGTGTTCAATATTTTTCATAATATATTTTAAACAGTGGTCAGGTATGTTCGTTTGCTCTACATAAAATTTAGCCATTTTTTCAACATCTTCCACTAAATATATACTTGGTCCGTCCGTTAAAGTATGCGCATCATCACAAGTTAATCGAAACCCCCTGTGTTCGTCTGGCTGTGACGTTCGATTCCTTCGACGAGACATATTCGTAAATTTTCCACTTTGAGTATCTGCTAATTCTGAATGAATTGTCTCCCAATGTTCCATCGCAACCATCTTAAGCAATTTCAAATAATACATTTTCATACTATTCATGGATATCGCGGAAATTCCTTCCTCGAAATATTGCTCCATTCGATATTCTGATGGAATATAGTCAAGCTGGGTATGAACCAATTGGATAAATCGTACTATTTCAACCAAATCGAAATAACGTAGTAATGACTTATTCAGTTCGCAATGTCTTACACATATATGAAGTTGATCATAATCCGAATATAATAAATGAGGAACCACCGACTTACCCCTATTATTTAACAGGGCAACCGATTTACGACAATCATAACTATTTATTGCATGTATCACAGCATCTTCAAATTTACCGCGATAATTATGCAATACTTCTTGTATTTCCGTTTCATGTGGTAAAGTTGCACAAGATAATACCATTTTAGAAATCTTGTTATTCTTCCAATTATATTGGATTTGCTCATGTAACGGATGTGTATCATAATCCATACCGATGGTCGGTTCATCCCAATAAGTAATTATATCATCATCCGCCTTTCCGCCATTTTCTGAATCATATTCGCTGAACGCCAACATATAATTCATCGCAATGATATACGATTTTACATCACAAATCATTATCTCTACTTTATCACCCACACTATTATCGACTTTTCCGATTCCACCACTTCGTTTATTGCGCGAATATTCCGACGCAGCAAAATAATGCAATCTTATATCATCTGGAGTATCACATCCAAACGCTATACCAATTTTTTTTTCAACAGAAATCGCAGATTTCGCTAACGCCAAACCTATATGTCTAGCTGCACAAATAAATATAATTCTATGTCCATTTGATAACCCCACTGGGGTGAGAGTTTTTCCTGTGCCCGTAGGTGCGGTATATAATACCAATTTTGATTGGATCGGATATTGTTTAAATATAGTAAATATCTGTTTTTGATGATCAAATAATTCAATATCCGCATATTTTAAGAGGTGTGTATTTTTCTCAATAAACTCATGGGCCTTATGTAATACATCATCCATATTCAATGTATCTTCGGTTTGACTAATCACATGTTTTACGAAGAATATTACATGCCGATTTACATTATAAATATTATTTTTAATAATATGAATCAGTGTATATAGATAAAAGGCATAATTCGGATTTAGTTTATGTTTCGCATGTAAAAGATCTTTACAAAAATCAAGAACAACCATTTCAAATACATCCAATTTAATGTTCTTTAATTTTCCATCAATAATATTCATTCGCATTAAATCACCCTTTTTCAACGCGGTCTTTTTACCCGATGGTAATTTTACTTGGTCTAGACCTAAAATATCGGAATATTTCGTATATAAATCCTGTATGATTTTTGCAAAATACTTTTCATATATGTATTTGTGAATATTTTCTACCACAGTTTCCACCATATCTGCCTTGGTTTTCGTAATGTCAAATTTTATTTTCGAATACATCGATAATGTATTATTCATTCGCAAATTCACGTCATTGTATCCATTTACAATAAGTTCCAAGATTGTTTTCTCGGACTTCACTACTGGTATCTCTATATTAAGCCACTCAGCCTTTGTTAGTTTTTTTTGCGCCAAATCCATTTTAATAAGTTTGTTCTGTTATAGAAAGATAAATTATTGCATTCGTTTATTTGCATAATCAATTTTATAGCGATATAATATTAGAATAATGAGTATATTCGATAGACTTTTACAATATGTAATAAGTAACGTTACCGAGAAAAGCATCGACGAATCGCATGGACTTTCTCATGCAATGAACGTTTTGATCAATGCTCATCAAATTTATCAAATCGAGGTCAAACATCATGAATATTTGAAAGCCCATGAAACAATTATATATATTGCGGCTATTGTTCATGATATGTGTGACAAAAAGTATATGAACGAGGAAGACGGAATTCGAGAATTGATGGCATTATTCGACTGTGAAAAGCAGTCGAATGATACGATTTATATACAGGAGGACGAATTACAAATTATAAAAAAAATTATTCTTACCATGTCCTACTCTACTGTGAAAAAACACGGGTTTCCTGATTTGGGTAAATATCAACATGCATATCACATTGTTAGGGAGGCCGATTTATTGGCCGCCTACGATTTTGATCGTGCCATGATTTATCATTTGCATAAAAAACAGGATTCGATCGAAGATGTATGTCAAAATAGTATCGATCTATTTGATGTACGCATATTCCAACACGAGAAGGATGGATTATTACTTATGCGTTTCTCAAAACTACAGCATCCGATTCTAGCACTGCACGCTAAGCAACGAATTCAATACTGGAAAACGATATTATTTACGAAATGTCGCTCCATAAATAAGGCGAACTAAATTATAAAATTTATATAATTTGTAAAAACCGTATAAAGATTGAAAATTTTATCTAATTTATGAATAAATTAGATAAAACTAAAAATATAAAATTAATTTACGATAAATTTGAGAATGAATATTTAATGGCGGCCCTTTTTGGATGTTTTTCCCTTTTTGGATTTTTTGGATTTTCTAGATTTTTTGGATTTTCTGTTGCCTCCCGCCTTTCTTGCTAGATGTCTAGCGCGGGCCTTCCGGTACCCTGCCTCCTCGATCATATACCCAGCCCTCCCCGCTGTTCTATTCGCATCCCTCGTCGCTAATACTTCTGTTGCTATTGCTGCCATTTCTCGATACTGCTTGTTTTTCACACCCTTACGATTAGACCACTCTTCAATCTGCTTCAACGTATCATCAGTCATTCGATTTTGCAAATTTTCTTTTATTGCGTGTGTATATTTGTCGTCTTTACCCCATTTCGTAGGTTTATCCGTCGGCGCCCCCACCGGATATTCAACGTGTTCAGCATAAATTTGATCCCAATACTCTTGTTGATCCAAACTCATTATTATATATAATATTGAGACAAATATTTATGTTTGATGGTATAACTTATATAGTTAGTACTAAATGAATCGTTGATCCTAAATGAACCGTTATCCTAAATGAACCGTTATCCTAAATGAACCGTTAAACGCATTTTACAATGGAAAATATACACCATTGAAGATTTAAAATGGGAATAATTGCGAATTCAACTCGCAGTTAAGCGACGGGTTTTAATAATAGATTTGGGTCTGTATTGCAATATGTCACGAATTTTACTTGTTGTTGTAAATTCATTACCGTAAATGTCTTGAAGTATAAGCCATTCAAATAACCCCCCATTATACACATACACCTGAGTAAATCCAAGATCAGTCAATTGTGAATATTTTGTATCCGGAGTCAAATCGCATGCATGTTTTCCATATATTAAAATCATCTGACTGTGATGATTGTTTGTCAATAGTGAATTAATCGTAGATACTTCAGAATCCGTATTTAGTGTTCCTATTATTAAACATTGTTGTTCGTTTGACGGTAATGTATTTAATAAAATGCATGTCTCGCTATTTTGTATTGTATGTAATACGTCATCGAACCCTACCTTATATTGGGGTTTGTTCGAAAACCATTGAGAAAACATAAAAACTGTAATAAATTCATATGTATTGTTTAATATATTTTTTGCAAAAAACTACTAGTGTCTAATCCACACTAAGATCTACATCTATGTCTGATAGATTACTATCGTCGGCAGCTGCATCAACCACTACGGTATGGTCTTCCATTGTCGTCGTATCAACTACGTTATTGTCTTCAGGTGCAAGTGTTTCCTCTACTGTCGCCGGCGTTTCATCTTGGTACGTGCGGATATTATATCTGCATACTGGACACTGGGAACTTCTTCGCAACCAATTCATTATCGCCGGACGACGGAAAATATGCGAACATCCAAGCATTTCACATAGTATATCACCATGTTGGAATGTATCCATTCCTATAGGACATATACGTTTATCTTCCGGTAAAGAATCGCGAATATAAGAAAATGTTCGAGTTGTTCTTAATATTTCTTCTTGGGGCATGGGTCGCGTGTTTTCGTTCGGTGCTTCATTCGGAATTAATGGATCAAATAGATATGTAAATATAAAATCAGAATCAATTAGATTACTGCCACCATTCACCGGTCTATTTAATAAGTCTGATGATCGATTCAATTGTCTATTGAATGGTCTATTGAATGATCTGTTCGATTGCATGTTCGATTGCATGTTCGATTGCATGTTCGATTGCATGTTCGATGGTCTGTCCGATTGTCTGTCCGATGGTCTGGTCGATTGTCTG